ATAGCGGAGAGCGAAGCTCGGAGCGGGTCACAGTGAATCTAATAATACTGATTATATTAATATTATATATAATATATATCTATATAGATACTATTGCTACTTTATAACTCCTTGATTATCAATAAATTATAAATACTAATTTATACCATACATGGAATAGATTTCGCTATTTATTTGCTAAATTTATACCATACATGGAATAGATTTCGATATTTCCTAGAGTAATATATTTTTATGTTAAACTTAATACTATTATTGTTATGACTTTTAAAGAAGATTTTAAACCTACTAAAGTTTATAATAAACTTGTTAATGATGTTTGTTATAATGCTGATTGTTTAGAAGAATTTGAAAAACAAAGACTTGTTGTTGCTAATCCTTTTAGTTATAATAAAAGTACCAGAACTGGTATAATTGCTGAATTTGATAATGGTTATCATCTTAGTAAAGAAGTTGGTATTAAACGTAATTTTGTTACTATTGGTATGAGAGTTTGGGATATAATAAGAAAAAATAGATATGCTGTTATTATTTCTTTTATTGGTTATATTGCTGAAAATATTAAATTTAATAGTAATGTTATTTATATTTCTCATGATTTAATTAAAGGTTATGGTTTAGTTAAACCTAATTATAGAGATTATTATAACGCTATTGCGTATCTTGAAGATGAAAATATTATTAAAAGAACTAATTTACAAAATATTTATGTTGTTAATCCTATTTACATATTTAGAGGTGATGTTAACAAACTTATTAATATTATTAGTGAAGCTAAATTAATAAAAACTTTTGATGATAAAGATAGACTTATAGTTGATAAATTTGTTTTATTTAAAAATGATACTGATAAAGGTATTGTAATTGCGAATAAAGATTTGTATGCAACTGAAGTTATAGATATTAGTGAAGACTGAGTTAAATGCGATGATAAAAATGATGATAATTATAAAGATGAGGGCGAAGATAATGGAAATAATGAAGATGAAGGTAATAAAGGTAACGATAATGAAAATGAAATGAAAAGTTATAATGAGAGTGATAGTGAAAATGATAGTAATGGTAATAATTAGAGTGAAAATAGTGTATATTAATGTTTTGATGAGGCTAGTGAGTATAAGGGGTGGGTTATTAAATTGGACTTGACTACCCCTGTCAAGTTCTAGGAGAAAGTAATAATAATTAAAAAGAGGAAAATTAAAGTGATGAATATGGCGAAAATGATGTTGAAGATAATAGTGAATAAGGTAATAATAAAAGTGCATAAATATAATAGTAATGATGGTATTGAATATGAAAGTGAAGATGATGATATTGAATATTATATGTATTAGTGTGATAGTGAGGCTAGTGAGTATAACCCCCTGTCATGTTAAACTTGATTGACTACCCCTGCCTAAAGTTGATAGAGTTAATGATAATCCTGCTCATTATCAACATTAAATATATTGAGATTATTCATCTCATTACATTACTAACTATTAATACCAATCATTATGAAAACAAACAAACCATTGTTGTTAGTTGCTATCATACTGATGATACCAGCTATCATACTAGCATTGAAAGTAGAACCAACTAGTGATGAACAGATTACTGCTGTTGTATTTGGAATACTATCGGCTATTGTTAGTTATCTTAGTAGAGATTAATCTCTACTAGATGATGTTGCTCATTATCAACATTAAATACTTTGCAGTTGAAACGAAAACAACTGTCAGTAATGCTACTGATTAGCGTAATTAAATATTTAATAGTCATGCCAGACGTTAAAGATTTTGCACAAGCTGCACAAGGTGGTGCTGCTGCTGCTCCCGAGAATGTTAACGTAGTTAATCCAACTACTAGTGTTAACCAACCTGTTCAACCTACTGTTGATACAGATAACCAAAATTCTGCGCAAGTGGAAACCATTGATGATGTTGTTAGACGCATCTGTACTGATGGTCATAGTTATGTAATGACTACTGTCATTACTAATATTGATTGTCAAGAACGTACAGGTCGTAATGGCAATTCTTATCTCAATGCGTTTGTTACTATTGCTAGTCCTGTCAAAGGTGCTCAAAGTATGCCTGATGGTACACATCGAATGGGTATGCTTGGTGCTATTCAGATGCCATTCAATCAGATACTGCTTGTAATGCGCAAAGACAAGTTCTACGGTAGATTTGTCAACTATGTTGGCGAAGCTGCTGAAGCTGGTTTTGCTAGTATGTATCTGACTGGTGTTGCTGTCAAAGTTCTTTGCCAGTTTGTACCTGCTGGTGTACAAGACCGTAATCCGTTTACTCGTAAAGACAATCTTTACAATGTTGTGGATTATGACCGATATGTATATCATATTGTAGGTATCGAACAACCTACTGACCCTGTTCTTGTTGGTGCATATAATGTACTTATCAAGCAGATTATGGACGATGCTCGTGCTGCCATTGCTGCAAAACGTGAGGCTAAAGCTAAAGCGGCTAGTTTTGTTGCTACTGCGATGAGTGATGACGATATGCCGTTCTAATGAACATGGTGCTACTGACCTTCGGGTTGGTAGCACTGATGTTATCAACAATAGTTTTGCTGATGCTGTTGCTAGTGTTCAACATGGAAATGCTCATCATCAACATTAAATAGATTGCAGCAAACGAACTTAACAGTCTGATAAGTCTTGTCAACCATGAACTAGCTGCAAGTTCTGATAAGCCTTGTCCTAATATTAAACATCATGAAAGTACATCGTATTATTACTACTATTGAAGTTGAGAATGATAATTCTATTACTTCTATTGAACTTATTAATCTTCATCCTGCTAATGCTGATATTCTTCTTGCTATTACTAATATTACTACTAATGGTAATGCTGATGATATAACAAAAGTATATGATAGTGTTAATAAGAGCAGACTTGGTATTGCTGGTAAATTAAAAAGTATCGCTCATATTATTAATGATAGTCTTGATAATTATGAATTTAATATAGTTACTGATGATAATTCTACTAATGAAGCTAATGATGATGGAATCCTATAACATTTTGTTATACTGATATTGGTCATGGAGATTTACTCTCATAACAAAAAGTTATAGAGGTGAAATTAGAGGTGACGAGAGGTATTGAATGTGGAGAAAGAGGATATGGAGATTAAAGTGGACATTGTAGAGTTCGTGGAGAATGAGATGGTGGAGTTGGATGTGGTTCAAATAGGGTTAAATTGAGGTTGAAAGTGAAGATGAGTGTGGAGATGGTCATGCTAAAGAGACTAGTCCTGCTGCTCTTCTTCCTAATCCTCTTCATCCTCCTAATAACACTCCTAATAATCAATCTAAACCTATTGTTCCAACTCCTTCTCTTTCCCTCTTATAACTTTTCGTTATACCTCTTATAACTTTCAGTTATATACCACAATTTCTAGTTCCAGCATTATAATCTCTAGTTATACTCTCTATAACCTTTCATTATAACCTCTATAACTTCTAGTTATATCACTATCAGTTTCAGTCATAGCATCATTGTTATCATCTCATTGACGTTCGTCATGACGATTAGTCATACAATCGTTATTAAGACTAGCTCTAACAGTATTATCAAGTCTAATAAGACTTCTAGTCATAATGACCAATAGCATTAGTTCTAGCTAATAATAGCACTATTAATATTATCAGTATTATAATGACTATTAATACTAGTCATGCTAATATTGCTGGTGGTATTACTAATGATATTCTTAATATTCTTGATATTACTGATTCTCTTTATACTAATGATACTCTTGATACTGTTGATGTTTATTATACTCGTGGTAAGTTAATTCCTATTGCTATAATGATTTTAGTTATTTTAATATAGCTATTGATTATTAGTTAGAATTATAGTATAAATAAATTATAATATATTTGGAGTATTATATTTAATTATTATATTTGTCGTGTTGTTCAGTAGAGTAATATTGCTACTGATAATAATATTAATCTTAAACTTATAAGTGTTATGGTAAATTTTGATAATGTTACTAGTAATGTTCAATCTAAGCCTAGAAAGAAAACTATGGCTGAAAGTTTAGAAGAAGCTAAACAAGAAGGCAAACTTGTTGTTCCTGAAGAAGATAAACAAGTTAATGCTGTTGTTAGTAGTGAAACTATTCAGCCTAAGAATAAAGCTAGGAAGAAGAAACAAAGTAAAGTTCGTAAACAGGAAGAACAAACTAATGTTGTTAGTCAAGCTAATGAAGATAATGATTTTAAAGATGCTAAGACTGATAAACGTGGTGTTCCTGTTGGAATTAATGTTCCTCAACATATTCTTGATGTAGTTTGTATTGTTAAATTCAATGCTGCATTTAGACGTCATACTTCTCTTAATATTCTTCATGCTCTTGAAGATGATGGAAGAATATGTAATTCTAAAGGTGCTTATGTTGACTTCTTATGGAATAAGTTTAGAGTTACTGCTGATGGTGGACTTCGTAGAGAATATAGATATACAGATGATTTATTCATTGATGCTTTAGTTAAAGCTCATGCTGATGTTGCTAGCGATAGTCAGCGAGTTATTGGTATTATGATTGATACTGAAACTGAACTTCATAAAAAGAATAAAGATTCTGAAGCTAACTAAGTTTGTAGTATAGACTCCCCGTAGAGGATGGATAGTGCTGTTGAGCTTGTTAAAGCTAATTCTCATGTTCTTGCCATTTTATCCATTTTGTTTATTGGGTTTGTTATAGTTAACTAGTTGATGATAATCATCCTCTACTCGGAGTTTATTTTATATATAAAGATATGGAAAGAACTGATATTTATTTTGTTGAAGATGATACATATTTCAATAATAATGTTGAAGGTGTTGAAATTCATGCAGAATGTCTAAGTCAAGATTTTGACGATATTGCTTGGGAACCAATAGTTGATGATAGTCCTATTGTTGACCCTGAAAATGATGTTTTTGGTTATTATGATTAAATAAATAAAATTATGGAAAATATTAATATTAAAGTTAT